TCACCTCATTTTATTGAGCGTGGATATGAGCTTCAAGAACAAACTTTGTCTGACATTAAAAACGCCCAAGAGTCAGGCATTTGGGCTGGATACAGCGATCAAGCTCCAGAGGGCATCAAAACACTCACACCCCCAAAATGGCTTTAATTAACACCATGACTAGACCACTACTAACAGGAATTATTCAACCAGAAGATATTTTCTTTAAAGGTAAATATCAATATGTTTCATGGGCAAAAATTGCTAATTACCTCCATGAACACGCAAAAGGCTGGGATTTTCATTTAGAACTCCCTCCAGAATCGCCTGTAAATCCTCTCTCAAATCTTGCCGTATGGAAAGCACCTGATGAAACAGGCTTTTTAATGGGTTACTTTACAGATCCAGAAGGCAACAAAACAAGTTCTTTTCCATATCCGATTATGGATAACAGAAACAACCCGATCAAATGGGATAGGATTTCTTCAAGAGATATTACTGATTCTCACCGCAGAGCTTTATGTGCTTGTGCAGCTTTTACTTTTTCTCTTGGATCAGAACTTTGGACAGGCAATGAAATAGTTGGATCAAAAGAAACTAAATCACCTGTTAAAGATAGAACTCCAGTTTCTACTCAGAATCTCACAGTTGTTGCTAAAGACGCAATCTTAAAAGCTGACACCAGACAAAGGCTTGATAAATGTGCTGAGTCTTTAGAGGTGCGTTATGCTAACAAACAAATACCGCAAAATGATTACAACGACCTTTGCGACCTTATCAAAACTAGAAAAGAGGTGATTAAAACATGACAGTAGCTGGCAGCCAGTATTTCTCTACCGATCAACTCGCCAAGAGATATGGTATGCACCCAGACTCCATAAGAAGGTGGCGGTACAAAGGCATAGGCCCTGAGTACTATGAA